ACAATGAACGCAGCAATCCGCGTTGTCACGATTGTGATTGTTCCTGTGCTGCCGATCCATGAGATCCAAGTGCAGATGGTGGTTTCTAAGCAGGGTGTGACGTTCAAAGAAACCCTGTCCCAAGTAGGAGGTCAATAATGCGTACTTCACTGAATGACGTTCTGAGTCTCCAAGACCCAGCGATGTCGTATAACTTTGACCTGTTTCTGCCGAACATTCCGGGCTCGTCGGATACGCGAGACCTGACGTTCAAGTGCATGACCACGGACCTGCCGGGTGTTGGTGTTGATCCGGTGGACGTAGCACTTCACGGTGTGCAGGTTCCGTTTGCAGGTCGCAAGATCTTCACCCATACCCTGAACGCCACGTTCTTGGAGACGGCTGACTGGATGACCCGTGAGAAGTTCCGTCGCTGGAATGAAATGCAACGCTCGTGGGTGAACAACAGTGGTTCGCTGGCAGCTGCGTATAAGGTCAACAGCCAGATCGTGGTCTACAACGATGTCCCAGAAGTCGTGCGTACCGTGAATCTCATTGGTCTCTATCTTGAGAACATGGCTGAAGTCCAGATGGACGGTGGTCAGTCCGGGCTCATCACGCTGAGCTGCGTGTTCAAATACACGTACTGGTTCGACGTTTAACCAAGAGGGCTTCGGCCCTCTTTTCACATTTCCGAATTTCACTAGAGGACGGCGATGAGCCACCTTCAATCCTATCCGTTCTGACGGTCACTTATGGAGATTAACATGAACATCAATACCAAAGGCATTAGCACGGTAACTGCATCGATCACCGACTACGAGATGATCAACTCGAAACTGGCTCGTGTCATCGTGGCCTTCACCGGCAATCCGAGCAAAGAGAACCTGATCGAAACACTGGCTAAACAAATGCAGTATCTGGCCGCACCGGTCGAGAACAGCTTCCGTTTCCTCAAGGACAACGTAGCTGTCGGGTACGTACGTGCCAACCAAGAACTGCGTCCCACCACTGAACAAGAAGTGCGTGCTGGTTACAAGGTCATGGCCAAGAACATCCTGATGTCGAATGATGACCGCACTCTGTGGGAAGTTCGCAACGGCGCAGGCGGTATGTTCCTCGCTCGTCAGGGCCAAGAAGACCTGAGCGAGCTGGTGAGTGCTTCGACGAATCGTCGCCAAGACATTCCGCGTCTGCATCAAGTGGTTTCGGCACACGTAGCTCGCCCACATGAGTTCGTGGCCTTTGCCGCTGACTCGGGTGACATGGACTACGGCTTCTGCACTGCTGCATCGAAAGACGGTTCGAAGCTGAAGATTGTGAGCCGCACCACTGGTCGCGAAGAAGTAGTGGCCTCCAAGCAAGTTGCCTCGGTCCTGCCACTCAGTGCACTCGATATCCCAAAAGAAGCACACGCTCGTGTTCTGGCTTCGGGCATCTCGCGTGAAGATGTTGCACAGTCGAAGGAATACTGGAGCCGTCTGTATCAGTACGCTCCATCCTACATGAGCGACGTCATTCAACAAGTCGAAGACACGGCTGCTATCTAAAGGAGCTCAGATGACTACGACAATCAAAGCAGCACATCGATTGAGGGCCGCTGAGGTCAAAGCAGCTACCGATACAAAAGGTGCGCAGGCGTATCTCAAGTCCGTTCTCTCGAAGTATGATCTGGGCTTGAAATCGGTAAAAGTTGATGAAGACACGCTGAATGCAACATTCAAAGGCCCTACCGGAACGATTGACGTCGGCTTCTTCTTGGATGAAGATAACAAGAAGAAAGTTGAGATTGATTTCTTTGATGCCAGCGGGTTGGAACCGTACGAAGTGGCCAAGCAGTACAATCAGCCGGAGTTTCTGGAGCTCAAGAAGTCGAAAGATCCAACCAAGTTCATGCGCACTTACATGAAGTCCATGAGCAAGGAGATCGACGATGCCAATCGGTATGTGGAAGAAGCTACTGCGTGCCATGACTGGCTTCATCAGTTTACTGCGGCGTTGGACGAGATCCGAAGCAACATGGATTAACTGCGTAGCTGATACCTGAACGTGAGAAGGGCACCTAAATCAGTGCAGATTTAGGTGCCCTCTTTTCGACCGTATATTTCCTCAGAACTACAGAACTAGGCTCGCTACAACCACTCCAGCACCTCAGGGAGTGGCCTGTACGGGCTTATTTCTTGCCTTTTGAGGAGTTACCCACAGATTTCGATGCAGTCGATTTAGCAGCTTTTACAGGTGCTTTCGCAGCCTTGCCTTTCACTACCTTAGGACTCAGTGCTTTGATTGCCTTTGCAGTGAGAGCACCCACTTGGCTGGTGTGCAGTGCGTCCAGTTGAGTAGTGGACAGTGCTGCCAGCTGAGTAGTGGACAGTGCCCGCAGCGTAGAACTCGTAAGAGCCTGCTGATCAGCGATCTGCTTCTCTGCACCCACAGTCAGTGTACTGAAAATCGAGTGCACGTTCTGCGAGAGCTGTGCATTATTGATCTGCACCAGAGTCTGCATGTCATCGAGCCCGGAATGATAAAAGTGCCGGGCAGTATTGACCTGATTTTCAGTAGCAGTCTCACGCCAGTTCTGACCGTACATCTTGGTCAGGGCGATTGCAAAGCCCAGTTGAATTTGTGGAACTTGAGCTTGGCCTTGCATCTGTGCTTCTTCGGTCATTTTCTTTCCTTTCTTTGGTTTAGACATCGGCGGCAAGGTTCTCAAGAACCTCTTTCCGCTTCTTTTTCCCTCCGACTTCTCCAAGGGAGCCGTCATCGGATTCATTGAGATCCATAGAGTGGATCTGCATCTTGGCGTAGTCGATCTTCACGTAGAACGGGAAGGCCATACTGTTACGACTCTTTGGTTGTTCGATCTTTGTGACCCCAGTTTCCTTGGACTCAGGAGTTGCAGTCCAAGTCCATGATAAGCTGGAGTGTTCTGTGATCGCACGACTGTACTTGATCTTACCTTCGTCCGTCAACTGACAGAGCATGACGTTGGCACGTCCGGTGTTCTCGGCATTGATCTTGCCGTAACGTGCAGCAGCACCTAGAGCCCGAACTTGATCATCGCCGTCCATGCCCTTCAGCAGCCCGATGTAGTCGACGATATTTACGTCAGCTTCATACGCTGCAGTTGCCGCATACACTTCCTCAATGGTCTCGTCTTGTTCTGGTTTATAGATCGTGAGGCGACCACCTTTCTCCTTCACGCGCTTCATCCACTTGCGGAACCTCTTGCGAATACGATCTCGGTCGGCAGTGGCCAATCGCTGAAGCCATAGGTCAGAGAAATCAACTCCGCATACACAGGCCATCAAGCGAGTAGTCATCTCCTTCTTCGACATTTCCAGAGGTACCAGAACCACTTTGTACCCCATCTCTGCAATCTGCTTCGATAGGACTGTGGCCATAATCGACTTACCGCCACCGGAGTTCGCACCAATGGTGAACAATGCTCCACGGTAGATACCACCCGATATGCTATCGAAGGCCTCAATACCTGTGGGTATAACGTCGATCGAATTGTCCTCGTACAAAATTGAGTCAACAACCTTCATCGAGTTATTGTTCTTACCAAAGTGCAGGAAGCTTTCGTCTGTTGCCTTCTTGGCTCGGATGACCGATATCGCAGTGGTCATCCGATGCAGTACTTGGTCGATGTCTACTTTAGGCGCCTCCATCTGACGCTTAATGTCCGCCGCTAAGTTGAATAGTCCACGACGTTTTCGATACTTCTCAAGGTTCGAGACCGCCTTCTTTGCATCAGCCGGAGTGTGCACTGTCGGCTGCGACTCTCGCATGTGAGCACGAGCTTCTTTGGAGAGATCAGGATCTTCGAGCAGCAGCCTATAGGACGGAGACTCTCCGGTCTCACCCATTATCTTCTTGATGGTCTCGTAGAGCTCTACCGACTCCGGCGTGTAGAAGAACGAGGAATCCGTGTTAGCCAGAAGAGTGCCTGCAACCTTCTTGTCTTTGAAACACATGCCTCGTAGCACAGCCAACTCTGCTTTAGGGCTCGCGATTTTAAATCCACTCATAGCACTTCCACTTTTTGTCGAACTATAGCCTCACAGAAATAGGCCAACCCGTTGATCGGTA